CAGGTACAGCAACGCCTAAAAGATATGAACGGTGGCAATGAGTGTAACACCACATACAAGTTTAAAGACGAAGATACAGGTCAATGGAAGAATCTTCGCGTCTGGTTTGTGCCGGAGTTTGACAATGATGAAATGGAACTACCAACAGAGGAGAAGTTAAATGACATACCATTCTGATGAACGGTATCTCAAAGTGGGTGAGGTTGTTGAATGGTTAGGTGTGGCTCGTTCTACCGTCTACAGATGGGTAGAAGAAGGTCATTTTCCTAAACCAGTTGTGCTGGGTCCGGAGACGGAAAAGAACAGTACAATGAGATGGCTGCGCACAGAGGTCGAGCAGTGGCTCGAGTCTCGTCCACGCGAGAAGACTGATGGCTGATGAGACGCTAATCTTTGGGCCACCTGGTTGCGGTAAGACGCATACGATGATTGATATTGTCCGGAAGGAACTTGCCGGTGGCACTCCTCCTGACAGGATTGGTTTCGTGTCGTTCTCTCGTAAATCCATACAAGAAGCGCGGGAGCGTGTGGGCAGTGAGTTACAGCTCACCGAAAAAGATGTGCCGTGGTTCAAGACGCTACATTCCATAGGCTTTAACTGGCTAGGTATGGAGACAAGAGAGACGGTTCAACCGGCGGACTTTCGTCAGTTGGGTGAGATCTTGGGCATGGCGTTTGACCGGAGCACCGCTGAAGTCATGGAAGAAGGTATGGTGCCTTTGTCTATGAAGGAGGGCAATCGGTATCTGGAAGTAATCAGCCGTGCCAAGTTGCGCTGTATCTCCATGGAACAGGAGTACAACGACAGGGGTGACTATGATCTGCATTGGTCGATGGTCAAGCGCGTGGATCAAGTCTATGCGGCGTACAAGTCGGACAACGGTAAGTTTGATTACACGGACATGGTTGAGTTGTTCGTGAAGCAGGGCACCAGTCCTGTCTTGGATGTTCTGATTGTTGATGAGGCACAGGATCTGACTCCGTTGCAATGGAAGCAGGTAGCGATACTCAAGGAGAGAGCCAGCCGTGTGTATTACGCGGGGGACGATGATCAGTGTATTCACCGCTGGAACGGCGTTGATCTGCACAGTTTCATGAATGCGTGTGACAACAAAGTAATTCTTGACAAAAGTTATCGTGTACCAAGAAGCGTGTACCGTCTAGCCAATCATCTGGTTAACCGGATAGGCATCCGTCAGGAGAAGGACTGGCAACCAAGGGATGAAGATGGTGCCGTAGATTTTCACATGAATTGGTATGATGTGAATATTGATGAAGGTTCGTGGACAATTATGGCTAGAACCAACAAAGCCTTGAACTCAATTCACCATTCTTTACGCGAAGACGGTTATTTGTTTGAACGGTTTGGGCATTCCATGATCTCTACTGAACTGCTTGAAGCCATGGATATCTGGCAACGGCTGGCCAGAGGCGAGACAGCAAGCGTGGGTGACATAAAGAAGCTCTATACGTTTATGCCCAAGCAGGGCGAAAGGGCGTTACTCAAACGCGCTGCGTCAAAAACCTTTGATGCGGTAGATCCGCAGGGGTTCCACAACTACGACAACCTTGTTGCCGAGCATGGGATGATTGCCCCGCAAGACGCAAGACCAGAGGTTGTGGTTAACATGTCCCTCGAGGATATACGGTATATGGGCGCCGTGCGCCGGAGAGGTGAGGATCTGACCAAGCCTCGCATCAATCTGTCTACCATCCACCGGATGAAGGGCGGCGAGGATGACAACATCTTGTTGTTAACTGACTCGTCATACCCTGCGGTCAACAATCCGGATCAGGACGATGAGCACCGCGTGTTCTACACCGCAGTGACCAGAGCACGGCATAATCTGCACATTGTCGATTCCCACGCAAGATATAGGTATGTGATATGAAATATGAGGCTTTCTTCTTGTGCGATGCCTGTGGGCACGAATGGAAGACTTATTATGCTCGTCTGAAGACACTAGAGCAGGGAGATGTGTGCGAGAACTGTTTATACCGCCCTTGCCCTCCGTCTCTTCAGGACTACCGAGACCGAGGTTGCGTGGCGGAACCTCACTTTTACAGAAAGTTAGAGGAAGAGAAATGAAACGCGACAAGCTACTTGATACGGCCAAGGATTTGGTCAATGGTCCGAGAGCCAAGGATTATGGCGATGCATATGAGAATCACGAGCGCGTGGCGCAACTCTGGTCTGTAATACTGGACAAGGAAGTGTCTGTTTCTCAAGTTTATCAGTGTCTTACGGCGCTAAAACTTGCTAGACTCATAGTCACACCAACGCATGAGGACTCATGGGTAGATATCGCTGGATACGCTAGCCTTGGAGGAGAAGTAGATGGCAAAGGAAAATAGTCAGATCACGTTCCTGCATAGGCTGGATCTGGACACCATCGAGAAGGATTGGGTGCCGCCGGAGGTGTTTCCTGACCTGCGTAACAGCCAGTCTATCGCAATCGACCTTGAGACCAGCGATCCGAACCTGACGACATTAGGCCCAGGGTGGGCGCGTGGTGATGGTTTCATTGTGGGCGTGGCTATCGCTGCCGGCGATTTCGTAGGCTACTACCCTATTGCACATGAGGGCGGTGGTAACATCCCCCAGAAGAAAGTCATGAAGTGGCTAGCAGACCAGCTTGCTACGCCTAACATCCCCAAGGTTATGCACAATGCAACCTATGACGCCGGTTGGCTCCGGTGGGCAGGGGTCAAGATTCAAGGCACGATTATCGACACCATGGTAGCCGCACCACTGCTAAACGAGAACCGGTTTAGCTACAGCCTCAACAATTTGGCAAAGGATTACCTTGATGAGCGTAAGGACGAGAAGACCTTGCGTGCCGCTGCGGCAGATCATGGGTTTGATCCCAAGGCAGAAATGTGGCGGTTAAACTCACGTTTTGTGGGGGCCTATGCCGAGAAGGACGCCGAGCTTACTTTGAAGCTGTGGAACACGATGAAGGTGGAGATAAAAAAGCAGAGCCTCATGGATGTATTCAAGCTAGAGACTTCACTCATTCCATTGATGTTGGACATGCGTGAGAAGGGCGTGAAGGTAAACATTGACGGTGCCGAGGCGGCAAAGAAGAAACTGATTGGACTCAAGAAAGATCTGGTGTCGGATATTAAGCATGAGACAGGCGTGGATGTAGAACCGTGGGTAGCCAAAAGTGTTGCCGCCGTCTTCGATCATCACGGTCTGTACTATAACAAGACTGAAAACAACGGCCAGCCGTCCTTTACCAAAGCGTTCCTGCAAGCTAGTCCGCATCCTGTCGCGGCGAAGATCCTGCGTTTGCGTGAATTAGACAAGGCCAGCAATACGTTTATCGACAACATTTTGAAGTTTGCACATAACGGACGCATACACTGCGAGTTTCATCAACTCCGCTCTGACGATGGCGGGACTGTCACTGGACGCTTTTCGTCCAGCAATCCAAACCTTCAGCAGATCCCAGCGCGTGACCCAGAGATTAAGTCCATGATCCGAGGTCTGTTTATACCAGACGAGGGGTGTAAGTGGGGCAGCTTTGACTACTCGAGTCAAGAGCCAAGACTCTTGGTGCATTACTGCGCATCCCTACCAGAAGACCAGCGGCACCCTATCATTGATAGCGTTGTTGCGGAGTATCATAAAGGCAATGCGGATTTCCATCAGATGGTAGCAGATTTGGCGTCCATAACTCGTAAGCAAGCCAAGACGGTTAATCTGGGCATCATGTACGGTATGGGCGTAGGTAAGCTGGCACATACCATGGATATTAGTCCGGAGGAGGCTAAAGCACTTCTAGCTAAGTACCGTGAGAAAGTTCCGTTTGTTAAGGGTCTGGCAGACTTCGTATCGCAAAGAGCCAGCATCAATGGGCAGATCCGGACAATGTCAGGTCGCTTGTGCCGGTTTGATATGTGGGAGCCTAAGACCTTTGGCTATAACAAGCCGATGAAGCGCGAGGAGGCCGAGAAAGAATACGGTCATATACTCAAGAGGGCGTTTACCTATAAGGCTTTGAACAAGCTAATCCAAGGCTCGGCGGCAGACCAGACCAAGGTTGCCATGGCAGAATGCTACAAGGAAGGGCTGGTGCCCCTACTTACAGTGCATGACGAACTGTGTTTTAATGTGGAGTCCGAGGAGCAAGCGTCAAGAATCACGGAGATTATGGAGAACAGCACGGAACTCAAGGTTCCGAGCAAGGTAGATCAGGAACTAGGTAACAACTGGGGAGAGGTTGGCTAGTCAGCCAATGCCCTCATGCGTGCTACCAAACGCTTGGCGCGATTGGTTACTTGATCATACCAGCGGCTATCTACCATCTCGTCTGCTGCGCGGTTCCAGTCTCGTGCGTCCACGCCAGCCTTCATGCCTTTGAACTTGGTTAGACGAGGCCGACCCATATTGAACATCATGTTTGCAATGATATGCTGGCACTCTTCTGGCAGGTCATCAAAGTCGTCATACAAAACCTTGCAGTCATCTATGGTCACTGCGATGTCCAGATTAAACCGCTGACGGACACGGTCTTCATCAACGGGCGTACCAACAGGCTGACCATACTCAGGGTCGCTTTCCTTAACCAGTGCTCCAATGCCGAAGGTTGGTAGGCCAAGATGATCCAAATATATTTCGTATTTGCAGCCCTCATCCTCGGCTATCTCTTCGCGTAATTGTTCTTTGTTCATGGGGTAGTCCTTCCAAGACTCTGCGCCAATGCGGCTGTAGCAGGGTCAGGTAGCAAGATTGGTGATACTTGTCCAGCGGTTCCAGCCCCACCAGGCATTACGTTTGGTGCCTGAGTCATGGCTGTTTGTGCCGTTTGTAATGCTTGATTAGCTACAGGAGCAAGTTGCTGTCTAGCCGCCGCAGTTACAGGGCGTGCTTCCTCGGCGCCTTGTTCTATACCCATGCGTGTGCCCTGAACCGTTGCTGCCGATGTCAACTGCCACATGGTCTGGAACCCTTGTGCAATCGGATCGTTAGACTTGAACTTACCAGACAGGAAGTCTTTGACCTTGTTTGGTTGCCGCGAAGCCATCATCATCTTTAATACCTTCGGATTACGAAGGGCAACGGACATTACTTTGAACGCCACCGCTGTAGGCAGTGTAGCAAGTGGGTTCATAATCAAACTGGCAACACCAAGACCGAGTGCGATGTTTGGTGCAGCAAGACCACCTTTGCCAGCAATCGAGGCGTTAGAAGCACGAACCATAGTCTCTGCCATGGCGTTCAATCCTTCGGCGGCACCCTTACCAAACATGGTGTTTAGTGTTTCGTCACCATATGACCGTAGAACTGACTGTAGCTTGTTGCCCAGCCTGCCTGACTTGAAGGACTCAACGAAGTCATCCGTCATACGAATCGAGCCAGCCTCGTCTACCGTAGCACCAATTTGCTTCAGGACTCTGCCCATGGCGGCATCGCGTACCAGTTCCATGGTTGGAACTTCACGGCCATTAACATTAGTAACCTTGTTGCCAAGGAACTTCTGCGCCTCTCGGATTGAGGCAGGATTTCTGAATACCGTCTGTGCGATTACTTCAGGATCGGCTGTAGACTGTAATGTGCGGAGAACAACATTTGTATCTACCGCTGCACGCCGCGCTTCTGCCGCTTGTAAATCTTTCAAAGCCTGACCAAGCGGTTTGCTTTGTAATTGTTGCAGAACGTCTGGAGCAAGGTTTGCTTTGCCTCGTTCCAGAACGGTCAGGATATCATTGACACCCTTCAGATCATCGCCAAGGAGCTTGTCTACGGTTGTGCCCTTCTGTCGGATGTTCGCTACCAGCTTAATAGGGTCGATGACCTCAACCCCTGTGGCAGGGTCGATAGTCAAAGAGCGTTTGACTTGCTCCTGTATATACATCTTCGACAAGCCTTGACGCACCGCTTCAGCTTGCTCGGCTCCTGTACCACGGATTGTAGCACGCTCGGCGGCTTCGGCCTCGATCTCACGAGCCTGTTTTTCAACCATCATACGAGTACGGTTGTTGGCAGGTAGATCTGCAACGTCCTTTAGTGCCTGCTCCACGGTTCGATTACCAATCATACGAGACTTTAGTATTCTCGTACCCTCTGCAAGATCTACGATTCCAGTTTCCGCACCCAAGGCTTTACCTGTCGGTGCGCCACGAATGGCTTTGAATAATTGATCCAAAGCCTCTGGATTGTCTTCCTGTATGATCTTGTCAAACACGAACTTCATGTTCATCTGACCAGACTTAGTCTGCTTTATAATGTCTTGGACAACAATGTTATCGAATCTACCAATGCTGTCTCTGTAGAACTCGTTTGTCCTGTTCAAAAGTCTTAGTGCGTCACTCGCTTCACCTGTAGATAGATCCATTTTAAACCCATCTGGTCTAATGATAGTAGGACCACCAATCTCAGTGACTGCGTCATCCAAACCTTTGGTGGACATTTGAGCAAGCGTGATCTCTGCGTCCGTGAATGCTTGATTTACAGAAGCCTTGAGAGAACCAAGAGCACCTACGTTGACATCGTTAAGAAGAGCTGGGTTGCGAGAAGCATCAGTCAAGCCTGTACGGATACGGGATAATTCTCTTGCCGTAGCGTAGTCACCAAGACCTTTTACTTGTGCCGCGAATCGTGTCGCACCAATGTCGGCAATACTGTCTGTGGTAAGCCGTTCCAGTTCTGTTTTTATTCCGGCTGTTGGAATAATTGCTGGGCCGCGCAACCTGTCATTAACTACTGTGTATAAACGATCAACATCCTCATCAAAAACGGCTTTACGGCGGCGTATCATTTCATCAAGGTTCTTAGGAATGGTCGTACCATCTTTTAAGTTCTTCATGATTTGATCAATCTCACCCTTGACCGCATCGTCCATACGCATCTGTGCATTAGCTAGCTTTTGATCTGCGCTAGAGTAAAAGTCTGTAATGTCGCGCTTTACGATCTCATCAAGGTTGTTGATTGCTGTATCGTCCGCGATTCCAAACGCACGCATCTGTGCCAAAGATTGCTCAAGGTTCTGCATCGCCGCTTTTTGATTCGGGAACACACCTTCGTAACCGGCCTGAAGACGATTCAAGACTGGACGAAACGCTTCGTCCGTAGCACCAGCAATCGTAGGGCGGAAGCCTTTAGCGATTACTTCACGAGCCTGCGCACGCAACGCTTCGTTCTCTGCACCGCCCGGTCCTTTAATAATACGACCAAACAGTTTGGAAATGCCTCGACCCACGCCTTCGCCAAACATACCAAAAGCACCCTCTATGGCACTATCACGAACAATGTCTGTAGGGGATTGCATCTGTAAGCCTTCAGCGGCTTCAATGCCTTCATCAAGCAACTTGCCTCCAGCGGTGGCGGCACCCACAATCAACATA